TTCTTAGTCACATTTTTATATGTAACTGTCTTTTGTATTGCATCTACTTGCAATAATAATTCTGTGACTGCCATGTTAGATATTAGTTCCCTTGTTTATTTAGAACGCTTTGATAAGGTACTTAGATAGATGGTACGGTTCAATAAGTGGTACATTCTTATCTGGATTAATCGCTGCATTTGGTATAAGTGGTACTTGTGCAGTCAATTTAACTACTGCATCGTTTCCAATCGCACCTGCTGGATTAGGTTTAGTAGGATCTGCATTAATCTCATAGTTCAATTCATCAACTGTTGTGTTAATCTTATTTTGTGCAGAAACAAAATCTAATTCAGTTATCTCTGCATATTCATAGATGAAATCACATATACCATAATGATCACTATCAGTTGTATAATCACCAACTGATCCTCTGTCCTGTACAATTTGAAATCTTGTATTTGGTTTTCTTGCAGCAGTGGGTAGATCAACACCATACCAATACCAATTGGTTGGGTTGCTACCTTGACCAGTACCCTCATACTTTGGTCCAGTTGCATCAGCAGGATCTGGCAGTGGTACAATTTCAGTTAAGAAATTACTACTAAAATTATCACTCAAATCAGTATTATAATAGATCTTCAAAGAATCTCCACTATTTTCAGGTAGATTACCACCATTAATACCATTGCCACGTGCTACTTTAATATTAAACCGTATTACATTAGTTGTATCTTGTTCTTTAATCGTAATCCATCTCTTTTGCTCAGTACCAGAAATCTTAACATACCTTTTATATTCTTCAGGTATTACCTGTGTAGATAATGTAATAGCAGTGACTGCTCTGTTTCCACCTGCCTCAACTGTGGCAGTAGCAAAGGCACGTGTACCAGCACCATGTAGAATACGAACTGTTGGTGCAGATGTATACCCAGTTCCTCCATTATCTAAAGTTATTGACGTAACCTTTCCACCAGATACTACAGCAGTAGCAGCAGCATTTTGACCACCACCACCTGTAATTTCAACTGTAGGAACTTGTGTGACTGGTAATGCAAATCCACCACCATCACCAGAACCAGAACCAGATGCATATAGTTCAATACCTTCAGATGCTTTAATAACTATGTCACCAGTGGTTGTAATTGATTGTTCATTTTCCCATCCAGTAATTTCACCAAATCCAATTTTTGCATATGGTGCTCCAGCATTATCAACTCCAGTAGGACCAGCAGCAACAGTACTGTCCATTGTAAGAGCAACAGATGATGCAAGTGCTAAATGTTCCTTTTCTATAGTAAATTGAACAAATCCACCAGATCCACCACCACCTCCACCAGGAGTCCATGCACTATCATCTTCTTCAGTGTAAATTGAAACGTAACCATCTCCAGCAGCAGATAAAGGTGATGGATGTGATTGAGTAGCATTAATAAAAGTAAAGAATTGACTATTATATCCAGATTGCCCTGAATTTCCTCCTTCACCACCAGCGTGTCCACCTGCACCTGGATCTCCACCACCATCACCTTCTGGATCTCCTCCAGCACCACCTCCACCACCTGCGGCTGATGATGCGGAGATGCCTCCACCTCCACCTCCACCACCGCCACCTACGCAACCGTAGTTACCACCTTGCTGACCACCACCAGAATATAATGCACCAGCACTAGCAGTATATAATGATACACCTTGTCTCATTCCATTACCATCTCTTCCATTATAATAGTATTGTGGATGATTTTGAAGACCACCGCCTCCACCGCCTCCACCAGCACCTGCAACTAACTGTGAATTAAGTAGAACTCCAGTAGCACCACCACCACCGCCACCATCATCAACTGCTCCGTCACCACCTCTTCCACCATCTCCATTAGAATACCCTGTTCCACCATCTCCACCCCATCCTGCTCCACCAGCACCTTGGTCTCCAGAAGCATCAGATTTATGTCCTCCTTCTTGTCCTGGAAAAACTTGGAAACTCCATGTATTTTGACTACCAGGATTATTCACTTCAAGAATCATCACAGTTCCTTCATGACCCCAACCACCTTGAACATTATTATATGTTGATCCTAATGAAAAATTATCTCTTTGTTGAGAATCTCCTCCTTTAGCTCCAGCAATGGTAAATCTTATAAGTTTAAACTCAGACGCAGTAGTTAATGTAGCAGTTTGAAGAGCATTAGTAAAACCATATGTATAGGTATTATTTGAACCACCTGACTGTCCTATAAATGTATGAATACCATCAGTACCAGCACCAACAGCAACAGTCATACTGGAACCAACAGAACCAGGTCCGCCACTACCAGCTTGATTTGGATTAGATGTTGCTGGATAATCTGATCCAGGAAAACTACCACCAGTACCACTACCTTGTTGTCCAGATGTACCTGGATTACCCTGTTCTGGTTGAAATATTGCCTTGTTTAATTTTGAACCAGACTTAGTAATTGTTCCAGCAGCACCACCACTTGTAAAATTAGCAGATTTTCCACCTCCAATTCCACCACCAGCCTCAACATCTAACAATGTTCCTCCACCAGTTACTACGACTCTAGTATCATTACCATCATTACCTGCTTGTTGACCATTACTACCAGATCCACCACCACCTGCAATAGTAACTTGCATAACTGCCCAATTATTAGGGAAGCTAACATTAGTGCTACCAGTATATTCTAACTCTTGACTATATGAAATGATTGGATCACCTTCTAGAATTCTTGTTCTACCACCTATGTCATCAGTATCTGTAAATATTTTAAATAATGTATTTGGTACATACGTTACCTCTTCCCATGTTCCAGATGCACTATCACCTGAAGCAAAATAAAAATCTCCGTCAGGAGTATCTTTAAATTTAATACTACCTGTTCCATTAGCACCTGCATTCCAATCAAATACATCATAAGTTGCTATTGATTGACTAGGCATAGCACTCTTAGATAATCCATGCGTGTGCTCATTCTGAATACCACCAACAGGAGACCATCTATTAGATCTTGCATTAAAATTCTCATAATTTTTCACATATCTATCTGCTTGCGAAATATCATCATGCCATGAAACTGTTTCATATGCACTAGTATGATAAATGAAATGTGAATGCTCTGGTACTCTCTGAAGCCTTCTTGGATCCATTGTAACACTTACTCTCTGACTTCCTATAACACGTGTGCCTATAGAATCAGTAATTTTTTCATATCCAGTTGTAGTTATTGTGCCAAGAGAAAAGTATGATCCTTGAGATGCTTTATCAAAATACCATGATCCACCTTGTTTAATATTACCATTAGTTCCACCAGCACCAAGAGTAAGTAAACCAATACTAGGTGATCCCACTCCATAAACATTACCATAACCAACAACCTTTCTAGTCTTTAGATCAGGTACTTTAAAAGTTCCAAGACTCCTACTCTCACCCCAATGCTCAAAAACATTATCAACATTTATTCCTCTTACTGTACCAGCACCAATATTAATTTCTAAATCCAATCCTGTACCACCACCAGCATTAGCAATAGTAAATGATGGTTCAGTGAGATAACCTTCTCCACTCTCTGAAATATTAACTGATATAACTACACCATTGTCAATAGTTAAAGTTCCTACTATAGTAGTACCACCAGAAGGTGCAGCATCAAATGTTATTGTAGTACCAGCAGCATATCCACTACCACCATCAACAATTGTTATCCCTGTTCTTGCAGCACCACCATAATCATTTCCAATGATAGAATATAATACAGGAAAATCACCTATATTATACTCAGAACCATCGCAATAAAGATATCCAGGATATTGATGCTCAGGATTTGTTGGAGTATTTGAATTACCAGGAAGTACAGTGTATGCATTAAATGGTACGTAACTGTTATCATAAACACCAGTTACTGCTTTAAATGTACTAATAATAGAACCAACAGGACTCATATCAGATGCTTTATCTGTATAAAAGTTTGGTCTAGTATTTCTATAGGTTGGTGGTGATGATACTGTCATTTATCAAATCTTAATTAGGTATTCTAATACTATAAATGGTGATGTTACATTATCAACTGATCTTGATTCATCTACAGATAACTGTAATTTAGTTTCAAGTAAATCTGCTGATATTTCTGCTGCATCAGTCCTCAATTCATATGTATGATCTTCTTTAACTAGATTTACTTTGTGGAAATGTTCTGTTGGATCATCTCCACCTGTATATAAAGGTTCAGTTTCAGTAAATTCATTAAATAATCCAGGATAAGCCTGCTCTCCAGCAAATTGGTGCATGTCATTTGATTGTAATGGCAAGTACTTATACCATGAATCACCTTTCCAATCCTCTGGTACACCTTGTGCTCCTTGAACATACTGTGCTACAAGAGGCTTTGTACTATTAATGTCGTCCTTATCGTAAAATCCACATGCTCCTAGAGCCCAAATTTGAGATTTCACGTCTGTTTGTGTAGTACCATCAGGTGAGTAAGGTGGATCACTAGCAGGATAATCAGTCCACGCATTAACTGTACTACCTCCACCCACAGTTGTTACACCATTTGCTTCCATGTATGCTTCTGTTGGTGATAGACACCAATATTTCCATTGATTCCATAAATCTGCATCTTGATGATTGTTGTAACATGCACCACTATAAGCAGTGGGTCCAGTAACAAATGGGTTAGACGTTCCACTAGTATCACCAAATCTAAACTGATAAACATCTGATATCGCACCAGAAACAATTGCTTTACATGGTCCCTGAGCATTTCCTGGCCAATTATTTCCCATTGGAGATGTGGTTGCAACCATCCATTTATGCACAGGAACAGTGGAAGCATTCAGTAATCCAACTGGTCCTTGCATTTTTGGCTCTTTAACTAAACTAGGATTGTTCTCATCAACTTCTCCATTTGCTTTTAATCTAGTTCTAACACCATAATGAAAATGTGCATGTCCATGTAGAGCACTCGCATCTACTGCTTCAGTTTCAGTTCTTTTACCAGAAGTTGTACCAATAGTATATGAAGGTCTTCCTCTCATTGGTATATCATAACTAGGAATAATAAAATTACCTGTATACTGAACGTCTATAACTCCATTAGTAGCAGCAATTGCATCAGCATCTATACCAATACCAGAGCGACTCTTTTCATTACCTTGTTCTGTAGTTACTCTAACATTTAAATATTGTCCACCACCACCTGCACTACCAGTAGGAAGTGGATATTTAGATCCTAAATCTGGTACTACAAATTGCTCATCACTTACTGATTGTAATGGTTCATTAGCAAGATTCTTTCTAACAAACTTACCACCAGTTCCTGTGCCACATATAGAAGCAAGTTGTGGGTAATCTTCAGCATTATATACCCTACCATCACATCGTAAATAACCTGCTGGTAAATCTCTCTTCATTGATGAAGAGTTAATTTCACCACTAACTTCAACTGGCCAAATAATAATTTGACCTGTTACATTACCATATTTTGCTCTTTCTTTTGAATAAATTGTTGCCATTTAATATGCCTTGATAATGTATACACATGCCATTGATGGCTGAGTTGTAGTTACTGTAATATTTAGTGCGTTATCCTCATTTAATGGTGTAACATCTCCTAAACTTATATCACTAACAGCATATGTTGGTTGTGGTTTTAAAGAACCAACAGACATTTGTAAATCAAAAGTTCCATGATTATGCATACCAAATGTTGAATCGTTAGGGTTTAATGATCCTACATTGTTTAATGTCATTGGCCAAGTACCATCTTTAAATGTTATATCATATGGTGTTGTTGCACTAGCATCAGTTTCTATATTAGAACTAAGTTCAAGTGTATAAACATAATCAGTAACATCATTACCAGTTCTTGATATTTTTCTTATATGAGTACCTTTAGGAATAAAAGGACCATCAACCATTTGATAAGGACGTACCTTATCTTCAATATAATAAGTTGTTACGGGTGCAGTTCCTTCGGTCTTGGTTGTTCTAATATCTGTACCTGCTGGTAATGCAATTTCATCTGTATTAGGATTAAGTGTTACACCAGTTACTGTAAACCAATTGTTAGGATCCTCTGGATTATCAGGTACTTGATTTAAATTTGATCCTGTATCATAACCAAAATAGTTTCTTCTATTTCCTTGAACCTGTGGTCTAGGATGCATACCAGTCCATGAAGGATGATAATGATCTGGTTTATCAGTAGTTGTTGGATCATTATCAAATGGTTCATATGTAAAATCCTGAGTAAATGAACCTACATCTGGTCTATTAACAGTTTGTGTAGATGCTTGAGGACTATTTCTTGTTGGAGTACCATCATGCCATGATGGTGCTGGTACTGTTGACCAATAATCTTTTCCAGTGTCATTTGTGAATTCATAAAATTTATCCATAACTGGCAAAGTATGCTCATGCTGATTATCACCATAATATGCTATTAAAGTTGCACCAGATTGCCATGATGGATTTTTAGTATTTCCTCCTACAATTTCACACTCATTTGCTGATGAACGAACCAGATTACCACAACGTGAATGTGGCTTATCACCACCCATAACAATTCCAGCAGTATCAAATACTTGAGGTCCAGAGAATGTTGGAGCAGCAGAAGGGAATGTCAAACTATGACTATGTGCAGGTATATGATTAATACCTAACTTCCTACTAATTGTAGTAATAGAAGTAAAGAAATCTGGATCACTAATTGTCTGACCCGTAAATCTACCAGATAACAAAAGATTCGGATTGGTGAAACTAAAATCAATATCAGCTGTCGCATCATAAGTTATTTGAAGTGAATCAATACTGTCAAAATCTTCTGCTGCATCATCGCCACTGCCATCACCAACTAATGCACCAACCTCTTGAGCTGCATCAGCCTGACCATTTTGATACTTAGGATCAGAAAGCATTGCTCTTTCTAAATCAATCAAAGCTTTATTTGCAACATCAGGTAATTTAAATTGTCCTGAATAATTAGGAAAATTACCTGACATGTCACCACCATATGTCCTACCAATTTCAGATGCTAATAAAGGAAAATTTATAGCATCTTTCAATCTACCATCACAAATTATCCAACCTTTAGGTAAGTTAGCAGCAGTGAACCCCTCATTACCATCACCACTCCACGGCATTATTGTGCCGATACGAGCAGATTTCATGGTTTTAATTGAACTGTAGTATTGTGCCATGTTATCTTTATAGTTCTGTTAACCACCATCCACGTAAGTTAGATGGAATTGTAGATGCATTTGGATCACCAGCAGCATCTGTTGCACCAACATATATTAAACCGAATGATGAGTTTCTTGTTTGAACAACAAGTTCACCACTATCCCAAGCAGTTTGCATTTGACCAGCACCAGCTTGAATCTTAGTACCAGTTGAATCACCTTGAATTGCGACTGCTACGTTATTGACTTTAAGTGCTCTCAATACTAAACTTGTATTGTATGTCAAGTTACCACTAACTTCAACAAATCTAATCATGTCACCTGTTTCTGCTGTTGATGGAAGATACATCACAATATTAGAACCAGATTGAGTGTTAATCAAATAGTTATTATTAGGTTGTAATGGATTTGCTTGAACCTGACCTATTCCAGTTGTAGACTGCTCAACATATGTATATCTACGTCCACCATTTCTAGTGAAGTAACGATTGATTCCAAATGCATCAATTGAACAATCCTGATACATGATCCAATCTTTAGGACCAGTTGCAGCAGTACCAGCACCACCTAAGTTATCAATGTGAAGAATTTCTTCTTGTGAGTTTCCTTCTGGAAAAACTTTACCTTTGATGTAAAGTTTGGTTCCCATGTCAACAGCACCATCAATACCAAATACTTGGAATTTAATATCGTTACTGCATATACCATTGGTTTGACAATCTTCATACAGAACCTTAAGGTTACCACCAACCATTGCTCCACCATTGACATACATTCCCTGTACGCCAGTCAAATCATCTCTAACTGATCCATCACCTACGTGATCATCATCGTTAGCCACGTTGAATACTAATGTCTTACCATCAGAACCATACATTCTGAGGTTACCACCAATCATTTCCATATGATCGTGGACTGTTAATTTACCACCACCAAAGAATTTCGTATGTGTTCCATTTGCAAGGAAATTACCAGAAGTATCAAGTCTAGTAGACTTGGATAATCTTACACCAAATAAATTGTCAGGATTACCATCTATACTATCAGGATAGAACCACTCAAATGCTCCACCAGTTTCAAACTTAACGAACTGTAAGTAGTCTAACTTATCAGATATTATATTAGAATCAAGAAGTCTAACTCTAATCTTCTTATCATTTTGGTTAGGAGACTCAACAGCAGTTCTTCCTGTTGCACCAATTGGATCAATAAGTGTTGTTGTATGTGAATCTTTTTGGATCTTAACAACTTGTACACCTTGATCAAATGCTTGTACAGCAGTTCCTTCTGCTCCTCTACCACCAGTAGGATATGTTCCAGCTGGATATTCAGCATTGTAAATGGTAGGTAATGTTGAATTACCCTGTGCATCAGTTACAGGATCATCAGTTATAATGAATATTTCTATCTTACTATCACCATCAACCAAGGCAACTAAATCACCTTTAGTAAATGCACCAACATTACCAGTAATAGGAATATTCCATGTTGCTGTAGTAACAGCAGCAGATGTTGATGTAAGAGGTCCAGTAGCCTGTAATGTCTGTGGATCCCATGTATATGCTGTAACTAATGTTGTATTATCATGAGCAATAGCAGTACTTCCATAGTATTCACCAACCATGTATGCAGTACCAACCTTAGTACCAATAGTTGTATCACCATTGCAAACATTTATATCAAATGTAGTTGCTTCAGTATTTGCTATTGTAAACTTACTATCAAGTGTAGTATCAGGACTTGGATAGACCTCATTGGTGTTACCACACTTACCTACCAACTTCAATGATCCATTGATGGTTGTCTGTGTAATATTCTTACCAATAGTAACATCTCCTGTTACAGAATCTACTTCAAATACTGTCTCCTCATTAGATTTACCACAATTATTCTTGACAGATAATTTTTTAGAAACTGCTTCAAGAACTTCATTTAATTTAAATATCTCACCTTGATCATCAACACCATCATTAGCAGGTGTACCATCTTCACGTGATAGTATTACATAATCATTTACATCAATACCACCACCAAACTGTGCAAGTTTAATTGTCTTATTTCCAGCAGTTGCATCAACATCTTCTGTTAACCATGTAGAATCTCTTTGAAGAACACACTTATAAACTGATACTGTATCTAAATGTGTTGTTGTAGTAGTAAATGTTCCGAATGGTTGCCTAGTAACAGTAACATAATATGGACTGTTGGTTGATACTATTTTTGGAAGACCAACAATCTTAACAAATTCTGCATGACTTGATGCACCCTCAAGACTGTCAATTAATAGAATGTCATTCTCACTGAAGTACTGATCCCCATCAGGATTAGCAACACTCATATTATAGAAAGGACTATACTTAAGTGGCAAGTAGAATTGTCCAGTAGGTAGATCAGGTAATCCTGCCTGTGGAATTTGTTGACTCCATGTTGCATCACCCCATGATCCACTACCACCAGTATCAATCCTGTTATAAGCAGTCTTCATGCCAACAGGATCTTGTGCAGGTGCATCAACTCTTAATACATCAAGAATATCTACATTCTTATTAAATGTAGTAGTAGTAATGATACCATTAGTATGAGAAAGCATTGTTGTTGAACCTGCTTGCTTTCTACTTGCAATAAAGGAGAAGTTATTCAATCCACCACATAAAGTAATATCACTATTGACTTTTAATGTAGAATCAATAACAGTATTGTTTCTAATCTTAGTAGTACCACCCTGACCAGCAATTGTTAACGCTGATGCATTGGTAGCAAAGTCAACGACTGTTGTTGCACTGTTATCTCCTAAGAAAGATACTTTCTCAGCAGTAGATCTAATGAATGTTGTATCACCAGCACCTCGTCTAGTAATGTTAGATCCATTAGTCTTGTCTTTGACTTGACCAAGTAGAATATCACCAGCAATCTTAAACTCTTTATTATTAACCTGTGTATAAGAATCTGTCTCTGTACTTAAGAATGCACACCAATGGATACCCTAGAGATATGTGCATTAGTTCCATCACCAGCAGCAGTAGAACCTACATCAATCCAACTCTTAGCAGCATTGCTACCAAATTCAATCTCTTGCTCACCTGTTGCTACATTACCAACTTCAATGTTCTTAGCAGAACCAGCCATCTTAAGACCGTTAGTACCACCAATATTTGAGGCATATAGATCGTGTTTACCTGCAAAGGTAGAAGACATCAAGAACTCAAAGGTTCCTTCATCAATAGAAGTTCTAAGTTCAGCAGTGTTATTAACACCAGGTCCACCACCATTTACATCAATGTCTTGTTCAAACTTAACATCATCAGTAAATCTACCATTACCATTAACAACTAGAGTTCTATCTAACTGTGTTGATGCTGTCTTATCATCAGATACATTAATACCAACTCGGTTAGTCTGAGCATTTACACGGAAGATAGCAGCATTGTTTGGTATGTTAGGAGTATAAGTACCAACTAAGAATGCATCCTCCAAACCAGCAAATGTACCAGTTGGATAGAAAGTTTCAAAACCACCAATGATAGCACTACCATGAACATCAAGGTTTGCTTGTGGTTTGGTTGATTCATTAACAAAACCAGTCTTCCATGCATCAGTATTACCTGATCTTGCAACTGTGTTAATACCAACCTTATAATCAGATAGAGTAGAAGTCTCTGTTCTAATTGCTTCACTACCAAGTACACCCCATTCCTTCCAAGAAGTGTCAGCATATTCCATAGAAGCAGTAGCTTCAGAGTTCCAAAGAAGTGGACCAGAAACAATGCTTGCTCCAACTATAATCTTAATGAATGTGTTAGTCTCATCGTATGTGTTAGGATCAATGTCAAATACACCATTCAATGCAAGTTTACTACAATTCTTAATTCTAATCTTAGTTGCAGCAGTAATAGTAGGACCAAAACTACTATTCTGTTTAGAATTCTTCCAATTGATCTTAACTAGATTACTACCATCAAACTCAACATTAAATACATGATCAGGATTAGAGGCAGTTTGATCTCCTAATACAGAATAAGAGTTAGCATAGATCCAACCAATAGAACCAGATGAACCAACACTATCACCCTTAAGAAGAATGTCACCAGGTACAGGTGAAGCACCATTAGTACCATAACGTACTATCTGAGTAGCATCAAAGTAATCCTTAGCAGTTGTCCTTTGTGAAGGTGTTATGTTTGAACCTTCTGCTCCAACAACATGGTTCTGAATCTTATAACCTTGTGCAAATCCACCAGAACCACGTGGGTTGAACTGGAATACAGAAGCAGCAATCATGTTCTTATTAAGAACAATATCACCATTAGTTAATGTATTACCTTGCTGTGACGATCTATCAAGTGACTCATCATCACCCACAGGTGTAGCATTTGGATTTACAGTAGAGAGAACTCTAAATGAAGTCAATCCTAATCCACTAGCAACATTAACTGTTAC